TCTTACACCCGCACGAACAGGGTCATTGATCTCGATAACAGCGCCCGGTCTAACCATCAAGCCGCCTTCCATTGATGTCGTAAATGTAACTAGTTCAGATTCATTTGCTTCCGAGAATGCAATTGCTTTTGCCAATCTTTGCGCTTGACCGCGTGATGTACACGCAAAACCTTTTACTTGTTTTATAACAGTTCCAATTTTTGCTGATAATGTAGTATTTTCAAAAACTTCATAATCTATTTCTTGCGAATCCATGTTGAAATATGAAACAGATATAACTGAATGTCTTTGCTTTAAACTTGAGCCAGAATAATTAAAACCATCACTTGAAATATTGGCAAGTGAGAACAGGAACGAAGAATCTTTCGGGGAATCTTGAGCTAATAATATAGAGCCGGTTGACCATATCGGCATACAACGCATTACGCCCGCAAGTTCATTTATCAAGTCAAATGCAGAACTTGAAGATTGAATATTAACATTGCAAGAAAATCTGGCTTCCTGTCCGCCGAAGCCATCATCAACAAGAGTATTTGCAAATTTTGATGCAGTAACGAAAGAAAATAAATCAAGGTTTGCATCTGCAATATGTGTTCCGAATCCGTACCTCTCAGTAGTTAAAAGATCAAGCAAAATCATCGAAGGACATGAACACCAAACCGCCGAACCCATAACGCCATTAAAAATGTATCCGTCAGGATAGACAATTCGGCCTGTTGCAGAATCGACAGTTGGGGTTCCTGAACTAGAAGCACCAGCGCCCGGAATCCTTACTTTGATACCACGGATGCGGAATTTCCGGCGAGGGATTGAACTGAACTGTTGAGAATCAAGCCTTATTGCGTTATATGCTGAGTTTGCATAAGTGCTTGCATCGTCAATTATTTCTGCAAAACTTGTAAATTGAAAACTATCAATCAATGATGAATCTGTTGAATCTGCTGTAACTCTTATAACTCTTATATCAACGGGAAAAGAACCTGTGATTTTTACTGAATAATCTTTTTGATATGCGTCAGCGGTTCGACCTGTGATTGTATCTTCTATAACATCTGTAAAACCTCCCGAATTGTATTGAACAGCAACTTTTAATTGAACTGTTGAACCTAAAAGATCGCCTTCGTTTGTTGCTTTTTGTATTTGTGGAAACGATATTGAAACTTTTATCCGATCAACATTTGTATTTGTAATTTGTCTTGTTACTGGCGAAGCCGCTGTAACTGTGACGCCGACAGGTGTTATTGAAGAAGAACTTTCAATACCATCAATTTTTGTCTGGTTTGCAGTTCCAAAACGTGGCGTAAAAGTAACGTTTTGAAAATTAAAATCGACATCTTGTGGACTTGAAGAAGATGCTGTTGCTTTTAAAACAGGGGTATCGTTTAGAAAAACATCTTTTAAATATGCGTTGTTATATGCTGTTGAAGTGCGATCTGTTATACCTTCCTTTGAAGCCGTTGCAGAGCCTTCAATTTCGCCTTCTGATATAAGGTCAAGAAAAGTTGCAAATTGCTTACTGTGAAGCGTATCAGGGGTTCTTGTCGGTTGTCTTGGGGGCGGCGGCGAACCTCCACCACCTGAACCGCGAATAATTTTTCTTTTATCGGTCATGCCTGAACTTGCTCCGTATCAACACCGCCAGAAATCACAACTGAGCCAGTAAAAATCTCCCCGTAAACAATAGGAACAGGCGTTCCCGCGCGGCTTGTCTGTTGCGTTCCTGAAAAGCTAAACGATAAGCGCGGGTCTTGTTCACTTGAAAATTCAGGCATTTTTGGCGTAGGAAAAAGCATCCCACTTACACCGCTAAGAACTAAACTTGCACCGATAAGACCAAGAGCCGCCGAACCATATGCCCCTGCCGCATATAAACCTGTCGCACCTATCAAACCACCTCCACCCGCTAATCCCGCACCTGAACCGCCTGCAAAAAGACCCGCACCCATCGGCGTGAATGATAAACCTATCAAGGCCACTCCAAGAAGCACTTTTCCGAAATTACCCCCCGAACCTGAAATAACAGGTACAAAAGATATATCTGATTTACCAATAGGATTGTGAAGCTCGTCCGCACCAATCTCTTCCTCATTAGTTATGACTTTATAATATCTATTTGCCATATGACTTTCCAGTTGCGGAAAATTATTTATAAGAAAACTTACGGCTTGAGCTACATTAGAAACATTTATGTCTTCAAATTCTTTATGACCGACTTGTTTTGCCAGTTCTCCATATAACTTAATTTTGCGAAGCATAATGTAACCTCATTCCTGTGCATTTTAACAACCAAGGGTTGTAAGGTTCTTTACAAGATAGTCTATCTCTTAAATGATGTATTACATCGCCATCTACAAAAATCGCCACATGATTCAACCCGACAGCGCCGATTGACATAAATAATAAATCGCCATTTTCTAGTTTTTCGTCATTTTTTAATTCAACAAATCCTGTATCTTTCGCGCATCTTTCAAACATCGGGTCATCTTGAAATTCTTCAGGTGTTGTTGGCCTTTCCCAATCTCTAAGTTCTACATCTAATTTTTCTTTGTAGTATCTGCGAACAAGTGACCAACAATCAGAAACACCCCAAACCCAAGGCAAACCGATCATATCTGGTTCATATCCTGACGGGGAATATTCGCCCCATGTTTCGGTTTTAGGGTTGACAATATACCAAGGCAAGTTTGATTGCTCACAGCTTATTTTATCGGCTTCTGAAGCAACAGGCGGTGTTGTCGGGTGTGAATGTATTATTGCAATAATTTCTCCAAGAGAATCCCCCGCAACAAAATCTTCTGGATTCATTATGAAACATTGATGCGAAGTAATTGCTAAATTTTGACAAGGAAAATATTTTTCTTTCCCGCGAATATTTAACAAAAGCCCGCAAGATTCTTTCGGGTCTTGTTCCTTGGCATGAAGCAATGCGTCAGCCTTCCAATTCATCCTGTAATCAATCCAATGCTTGGAAATTCTGCGCGGGTGCATTGACGTTTAGGCGCTCGAACTCCCGCCATGTCAAAAACAGCCGCAAGTTCAAAAGAAACAACAGTTCTATTTTCTGCCGATTTTCTATCAATAATATATATTTCTTGCGGAAATTCTGCTGTATTGTCTGGGGTTCCGTATGGGTTTACATCGCTTGGAAAATTAGCGGCATCAAGAAATCTTGCCTGTGTTCTAATCCTTTTGACAGTTGCACCTGTCAAATCATTTCCTGTTGTAACAGCATTTACTGTAAGAAGTATTGCTGAAAGTGTTCCAAGAGCGTTTGAAAAAGTAAGGGTCGGGCGTGGTAATTGTCCTTTTCCATATTGAAAACCTTCTGCCTGAACAGGAAATCTTGTATAAGAATTTCCCTGCCAAATTATTTCGCCGTTATCTTTCAAACTTGTTCCCGCATGAAAACGATAAGTTGTTGTTGCGCCGTGTAGTGAATTATCAAGAGTTAAAGTAAACAGTTCAATTACCGCTGACGGATTGACATTCTGTAATTCACTTACAATTTTATCTGTACTCATGCTTCAAATACTTGCCTGAATGTAGCGCTGATTGAAGCCCTGTTATTATATGGAATAGATTTCGACCAACTTTCGCAAACAAATTTCTTTGCGCCTGAAAGAGTGATTGTAACATTTCCGCTATTTGTTGCACTTGAAGCGGCTGTAACTGTGAATGAATCTGCGTCAACTTGAGTTGCAACAGTAAAAGAACCATCAGTTGCGGAACCTGATGTATAGTCAATTGTCAAAACATCGCCAACTGCAACGCCGTGTGAGGTAATGCTGATAGTAACAGTTGTGCCGCTTTGGGAATATGTACCTGTTTTTGTAAACCCTTCGCCGGGCGGTGTAAACGTAAAACTTTCTTGATCGTTTGCACGGCTATCAAGAAACGCTTCAACAACATCTGATTCAGTTTCGCTTAATTCAAAATTTACATTATAAACTTTAGGGTTTTGATTACTTGCTAGTCCAAAAAATATTCTTTGTTCAAAGCCATCTGCAAACCTTACTGTGCGAACAGCAGGCGCAGATTTTTTAGAGAAACCTTGATAAGTAGGGGTAACAGAAGGAAAAGTTGCCATTTTAAGTTGCTAATAAACCGCCCGGTCTTTTTTGTTTTATTAATTCTGATTGTATCGCCGAAGCAAGAGCAACGCCAAGTTCTTTTCCGCGATCTTCATTTGCATTTGATTGCATACCTTCAGCCGAGACATTTACATTTATATTATTGACAATGCCACCGCTTCCGCCGATTTTATGATTAGGGATAATAGTTCCCGCAGAACGAGGAACAAATATCTCCGGACCTCGCTCCCCTACAATTGAAGGCTTTCCAACAGGCGGCCTTCCTCCATTTGCAAACCCTAAAAATCCTCCTATTTTAGTTCCACCGAATAAACCAGTAAGCGCCATTTGAACTCCAAGTCTTAACAAGGACGATGCAAGATCATTAATAATTGATTTAGCCGCTTCTCCAAGGGTTCTTGTTCCCTCTATAGCACCAACTAGAGCATCAGTAATACCTGTTCCAATATCTTCTCCGATCTGTTTAAAAGCACCATTAATTTTTTTTGCGATTTCCTCTTGTTTTGTCATTATTTCAACTTTTTTCTTCAATAATTCTTCTTGTTTTATTAAATCTATAATTTGCTGTGCATCTAATTCGCCGAATTTTTCTTTTAATTCATTTATTCTTTGTTCCATATTAAATTCTTCTTCTTTGCCTGCAAGTTTCGCTTCCATTGCAGAAATATTTTTTAAAAGTGCAATTGTTTGATCGTTAAATGCTTTATCAAGAGCAAGTTGCGCATCCCTTTCTTTTTCTCCTTGAAGAATTATTGATCTTTCTTTAAGTATTTCAAGTTCACGTTCTAACGCTTTTCTTCTGCCCGCATCATTTCGATTGGTTCCTAAATTAGAAAGTTCAAATTCTTTATTTGCAATAGTAAGGCTATTTAAAGCGGCTTCTGTTTGTGGTGCCGTTTCAGTAATCCCTTTTATATTATCGTCAAAGGCTTTTGCGGCATCCGCGGCTTCTTTTGCTGAATTTTTATTGTCAATAAATTTTGCGGCTAAAGTTCCTAAAATAACAATCGCCGCCCCGATACCTGTTTTTATTAATGCTATTTTTAAGGCTGAAAGAGCAATTGTCGCTTTTGTAATACCACCCGCGGCCAAGAATGAAGAAGCCGCAACTCCTTTCAAACCAGTTGAAGCCAACGCTGAATTGATGGCGGCAACCTGAAAAGATGTTGCCAAAGTTGCCAATTGTCCAATTATAACAGGCGTTATAAGTGCAACACCTTTTGCGGCAACAGCTATTGCTGTAAATATCAAAGTGACTTGACCCGCACCTGACTTTACAAAATTAGTTATTGCTTCAGTTACTTTTGTTATTGCTCTAATTACAGGTAAAACAGCAGGCGCCAATTGATCGCCAAATGCCCTTGATAAATTTTCAGCTTCATTTCCTAAGTTTTTGAATACTTGTGTCGGGTCATTTTCTAACAATGCCTTCAAGGAATCTGCGCCATCAAGCTCAACTTTTTTTAATGCTCTAATAACAACATCACTTGTTAATTTGCCTTCAGAAGCAAACTTTTTAAGTTCTCCTATAGTTACGCCAAGTTCTGCCGCAATAGGCGCAAGAATTGTTGGAACCTGTTCTGCAATACTTCTAAATTCATCCCCCTGTAAGCGTCCAGAACCTAAAGCCTGCGCTAATTGCCTAAAAGCGTTTGAACTTTCCATTGCTGACGCTCCCGCCAGTTTTGCCGCAGTATTAAATCCAATAAATGTTGTTCTAATATCTTCAACACCAACGCCCAAAGGTTGCAAACGTGCAGTAATATTTGTTATTCCTTCAAGCGCTTCTGTTGCACTCAATCCAAACAATTTTTGCGCTTCTGCCGCTATCTCTTGCGATTTCGCAAAGGTTCCTGATGCTTTAGTTAATAATCCAAGCCTGACGTTTAGTTTCTCAAAATTTGCCGATGTTAATATTGCTTGCCTTGCTAAAGCTGTTACCCCGACACCAAGTATTGCACTTTTAAGGCCACCAAATGCCCTTTCAAGCCCTGATGATTGTTGTTGAACACCTTTTAATGCTCTTGTGGCCTGCGAAGCATCAACTGTAAGTTTTACATTAGCCTGTGCCACAAATCAACAAAACCTTTTCTTATATATTACCTTTTATTTGCTCTTTGACGATTTATTTCTCTTTTTTCTCTTTCATTCTTAACTTCATAATAAGCCGCCCAAAAAATCAGTTCTTCTTCTGTAATCAAAGAACGTAATTCCTGTAAAGTTTTACCTAATTCTGTTGCGAGAAAAAATTCAAAATTTATCCAATTATCTCGCGATATTATTTTTTTGCTGTATCAACATTTAATTGAATATCAAACATAAATAATTCAATTTCGTTCAATACACTTTCTGGAAGTTCTCTTTGTAGGTTTGGCGCATCTGCGGGTGCAAATGCCTTTGACCCATCTTCTAATTCAGCATTTTTACAAAGAAGATAAGTTGATATTGTCAAAGCATCATCAGTATTTGCCGCTGATTGTGCGCGAACTCGATCATCCCTTGTTAAAGGCTTAAAGTATAAATCGACAATTTTTTCGCCGTTTTTATTTTTAAATTCGTATTTTCTTCTGGCTGTCATCTGATCTTTATAAGATTCAGTTAACAGGTCAATAGTTCTTTTTTGCATTGGTTAATTAGTTGACTAATAAACTCAATGTATCAGATAGCGCTTGTTATGGTACCGCTTGTTATAAAACTGATATTTATTACTTGAACTTCGCCAAGTGTTGCGCCATATTCTGCGTTTGTGA